GATAGTTACCTTAAATTGTCAACATGGGTTTACCAAAAAGACTTACAGAAATGCAAATGAGGTTCGCCGAATACTATGTGTATGGTGACGAAAATGGACCTATGACTAAAACAGAGGCCGCATTGAAGGCAGGTTATAGCCCGAAGCGTGCTAGACAAGAGGGGTCAGAACTTACAAATCCAAAACTATCGCCGCTTGTAGTTAAGTACATGGGAGAACTAAGAGAAGAAAGATTACGTAAACACGAAGTCACTTACGAGGGACACATAGCTGAGCTTGCTAGACTTAGAGAGGCTGCGTTGAAGAAAGGGTCTTTCTCTTCTGCTGTGAATGCTGAAGCAAACAGAGGCAAGGCAGCAGGACTATACATAGACAGAAAAATAATAAAAACTGGGAAACTAGAAGATATGTCAGAACAAGAATTAGAAGCGAAGATGAAACAAATCTTAGACGACTACGGACAGTTAATTGATGTGACTCCATCTAAATCTTCTGAATCTTCTTTACCCAAGCCCGAGGAATCATCGTCCGATCCCCAAAACTAAAACCGTCTTCATCCTTATCGTAAGACGCAAACAACTTGATAGATTTTTTATCTTTAGAATATAGCCAACCTTCATTGACTGGTTCTGCTAATTTCATCTTATCAAATTCTTTATCGGTAGCCCAGCCCGAGTCACTGATGCAATCAATCCACTCCACTCGAACTCTCGGATAAGGTATATCGGGAGCACTGTCAGCTGCAATTCTTTTTCGTCTTTTCCTAGGCATATATGTTTCTACCACAGATTCAATATTTTCAAATTACAATATCGCGCGCAGTCTGGGCATCCCAGGTGGACAGAATAATGTGTCCACCAAAACAAAAAGTGTACCAAAAAGTGTCCACCAAAACGTCAATGTTTATGCTGAAAAACTGTCAAAAGTACACAAAGTACACTTTTTTTCGTGAAAAAATTTTTAGAAAAAAAATCTGTCAGAAAAACCTATAGTACGGTCTTTGTTGCCTTATTATCGCCATAATGTCGACGCATTGCTGCCATTCTGTCTTCAGCAGATGAAATTTTTTGTAACAATTTGTCAATCTCACCTGTTATGTCAACATGTTCCGGTATGACTATGGTATGGTCGTTGAATATATCAATCTTATATTTAGCGTCCGCTATTTCAGCTTCATACCTCTTAATCATAGTATCATACATTTTTTGATTCATCAAAGTCCTCCTTTTTTATTTTAACATTTGCTTGTTCTTTCTCATCAAATTTTAAGTCATGGTACATGTCCAATCTTTTCAAAAACTTATGTTTCCATTGCCTTAATTCTGCCCCATTTACTACAAACTCTTGGTAATATAAGTCAGGCGTACATACCATTATGATACCCTGTTCTATGTTCGATCCGTGTACATAGTCATGTGCCATGCAGTATGCAGCAATTTGTAAGAAATAGTCATCTATCCACTCTTGTCTTTTAGGTCTGTTCGATTGCTTAAAATCTATAACAGTATCTTTGCCGTTGTGTATACAAACCAAGTCAGTAGACCCAGCGTAAAGCCCAGGATAGTATAACGTAACTTCACTACCATAGTAGCCTTCCACTGGCGTAAGACCCACGTCAATAATTTTTTTGGCCATGGCTTTCGCCTCTTGTCCGATCCCTGTAAGATCATCGTACCCAGTGCCGAGTATATGATGTTCCAAGAATTTATGCATGGCTGTCCCCCGATTACTAGATAAGTTTTTGATTCTGTCTGCTTCTGCTTCTCCAACTTTGGCCTTCCAATCTTTTAAAAATTTTTTATCTTTGGTGGCCCCTAATATCGTAGTTACGCTCGGAAGTCTATGCCCAGCCACATCATAGATCCGTGTTCCACGGTCCTCGATGCGTGCCCCCTGAGCATAGATGTATTTTTTAACTTCCTTCATTAATAATAATCCTTTTACCTTGCCTCGCTTACTTAATTAACCGTAAGCTGTTCTTTGTTTGCTGCTTTGTCCGCAGCGTCGACATTTTCGAATAATATTTTATTCCAAAAATAACCGACATAGTTGTTACCATCTTTCTTAACGCCTCTGATTATTTTTTTAGGGTACCATATAGTTTTCCCGTCTTTCAGAATCGTCATTCTAATGGCTTTCTCCGTTTCTTTAACCAACATAAATGGTACACGAGTGTAGTAATAACTACATTTCTCGGTCATTGGCTTAAACTGAGCTACATCCATAGATCATACCTCCTTTCATTTAAATCTGTTTATTACGTAATAAATAGCTAACATAATAATTAGTACACAAAACATGTTATAAAAAAACATACCTACGCCAAAAGCAAACGTCATAGTTTTTTCTTCAACTCTTTTAAATACTCTTCGTTTTCTTTTTTATCTTCTAAGTATTTAGGTGCAAAGTTTGTAATGTTATTTAATGGTGCAGAATCATGCACGTTACCACTAACAGATATTCTAGTTACATTTGATTTGTATGGTGCAACGTAATGTTTTAGCCACGCAGGAAATATAAACATATCGTTCTCTTCCGGCATGAACGACATATATGTGATACAATCTCGTGGTCCGTTACCATAAATAAATTGTATACCTCCAGGTCCACAACTCTTACCTTTGTATTCTTTGTTTTCTCTTTTTAATCTTTCCGGTATTTGTAAGTATGTAACAAAAGATAATTTACCATCATGGTCATGTGGTGGGTTATAGTCATTAGCCTTTTGGTAGTTTATCCACAAAGCAGATAACAGATAGTGTGGTCTCTTTTCGTATGGTTTGTTTATATATTTTTCAAAAGCTTGGTCATACACACCAAGACACTCACTTAAATGTGGTAGTATTTTATTTTTAGACTCCTCACTGTATCCTGTTTCTTTGTCCAAGATCCCTGCTAATTTATCCGTGTAGTCTAATTTATTTTTTTCAGCTTCAGATAATAATAAATCTTTAAATTTATCCGTTATCTTCATCCTCACAACACAAGGTCCCCAATTAAATATTTGTAATTTTATTTCTTCAGTCATTCTAAACTCATTGCCTCCTTATAACTTTTTAAATTAACCACTTTACCACTCATAACGTGTGGTTCGTAGTGGTCTATTATCTTCTCTATACCATGTAATTTTGTTTGTGCATAGGGCCAAAGTATTTTAGCAACTTGGTACGCATCTCTATATGTAACACGCCACACATACTGTGTTAAAAATTTTGTACCATCTTTACGTAAACCTTTTCTTGGTTTCACTCTCACGGACCCAACTCCTAAAATGTCGTGCACCCAATAGATTACACTCTCATCAGTCATCGCTATCTCCATGTTTACTCGCCATACTTTTGTTGTGCGATAACCAGGTCCCTTATGTTTCTTTTTCTTTTCTGTATATCGTTTTACTTGTACACAACCTTCACCATCAAATAATCCAGCGATATAAGCTACGTCAGTTTCACTTATCATGTTTTATAATCCATCTTAACGTTGATGTAGTAGGGTCAAAACTATCAAAGTCTAGTCTAGTGCAGTTTGTTAGAACCAGGACCATCATCAATAAGATTATTATCCTCAACTGTCTCATAGAATTCTCCTTCCGAGTCACAATCCCAGCATTGATGAACCATTGATTCATGCTCTAGTGATGCAACTTTAACAAAACCATTACCCTTACATGTAGGACAAATAATTTTCTTCACTTTATTTGCCTTTAATTTTGCCATTTAACTTTTTTGCTTTCTCGTTTGCTATTGCTTCTATTGTTTTAGATATAGACAATTTGGCGTCGGGCAATAATACCTTCGACAAAGACTCTAATATCTTATATGTTTCTTTAGTTAGTGAAACATTTTTGTATTTACTCATGTCTGTCATGCGTGTTTCCTTTCATTTTTTGTAATCAATATAGGTGATATTATAGGATTGTCAATGAAATTTTTGTTAAGTTTAATTATTTGTTCACAAGTTGCAAATACTTGTATGCCAGCTTACCAATGGCCAGATCAATTTAGTAGTTCCTATGATTGTATGATGTTTGGTTAA